GGTCTCAAGACCAAGGACGAGACCAATTCAGATGGCGTAACATTACAAAACGCCGTAGTTCAAACTTATTGGAAAAAAACTGGTACTGACGCTGATGGGAATGAAGGATCATTCTCTGGTGCCACACCGTTTACAGCAGCAAGCGTACCTGCAGGTGAGTTTGTTGCATTTGCTGATTTGACCGAAGAAACTGTTCTAGGTTGGATTCAAAACGTAGTGATTGGCGATTATGAAACACATGTGAACCAACAAATCCAAAAACAAATTGATGATCAGGCTATCTCTGAGGCATCTATGCCTTGGGCACCTGCACCATCTGAAGACTCTGCTTAATATAGGAAAATAATTATGACTGAACAAACTGAAACAAATAATGTAATTAGCATTAATGGTAAAGACTATAACCCAAATGATATGACATCTGAACAGCAGTACATCGTAAATCAACTACGTGATCTGCAATCAAAAGCTGATAATCTAAAATTCCAGCTAGACCAACTTTCTGCTGCACAGCGTATGTTTACTGACGCATTGATTCAATCAGTGGAAAAGCCTGAGGGAGAAGCACCTGAAGGACCATTGCAGGAAAAAGTTGTAAACTAAGGATAAAATCATGCCAGTCGCCCATAAACCAGTTCGCTTAAGTGAAATACAAACCGTATGGGGAGGATCAAATCCTGCCGCAATGAGTGAATATTACGCTGGTGGAGGAAATGTTCCATCAGGAGAAGAGGGGTGGACTGGCACCCTATCTTCCGGACCTATACCTTCTTCTGGTGAACATAGAATGAAGTATTTTATAAACACTGCAAGTAATGAATTTTTTGGCAATACTCAGCAAGTTACGGCACCTACTGATGCAAAATTTGTTAGTTATAGATTTTATAATACAAGAGAAGATCTTTATGGATCTCCTCCTAATACAATACCAACAATAGGTACAAACTATGAATATAGAACCTCTAACGGGGCAAATAGTAATGTTCCCTCTCTTATATATAATGACTTCTATCGAGCTTCATCCGCAACATCTGGGGTATTTCGAGATAACCGATCTCAATCTTGGGGATATTCCAGCAACGATGATGATGTAGTAAGAGCCCTAGAAATTAGACTATATCTAGTTCCCCATAATTGTAATTATGTATTAATAGAAGGTTGGGGAGCCGGCGGGGGTGCTAGTTGGGGATGGTTTAATATGTCAGCTAATGGAGGCGGCGGTGGGTACTGTAGAACGTACCTATATGTTGGAACGCATATTTCCCGCGGGGATTGTATAGCTGTTTGCCCTGGAACTCCTGGTGGCGCAGGTGCTTGGTTAGCTAGTGGAAATGGTGGGGGTGCTACTGTTGCTTGGATTGCCGGTGATGTTTCTGATTATAAATATCATACTCCTTGGGAAACACAATCACCAATAGAACATATCTATTTACAAAAAACATCTGATAGTACAGTTGATGCTCGTAAAAGGTCTTTGCTTAGAAATATAGATTTTGATAATATTATTTTTTGCGCAGGCGGCGGGGGCGGCGGTGGAGCCTATAATTGGTCATACCAATCATTGGCTCACGGAGGTGCTGGAGGACAAAATGGATCTAATGGCAGTTTAAGTGTTTCTACTGCACAAGTAGGAACTAGTTCTTCGCACGCTACTGGTTCAATGACAGCAAGTCAAAATAACAGAAGCGGGAGTTATACAGGTTCCGAATCAAATTTTACATCTACTTCTGGTGCCACTCCCGATAGAATAACTGAGGGTTATGATTGGCAAAGAATAGTTTTTCCACAAATGCCATTAATTTCGTATTATGGAGAAAATACAGCATATGCAACAGCGTCATCTGCTGGTGGCGGAGTATGGTCTTCGAATGGTGGTAATCACGGATTTGCCTCTAGTGCTTCATATGCTGGTTCCAGAGGTGGAGCTGGTGGTGTAGTAGCAGTTTATAAAGGACAAAGCACATCAGCACAGAGTGGCAGTTCAACATCACCAGGAACTACAAGCGGATCTTTGGGAAGTTTAGTAAGTACTAGTAATAGTACTAATAATAAAACTAATACTGCTTATGGCGGTAATGGGAATCAATATAATTATAATAACCATAGATACGGTAATGATGGTGGCGTGGGTCAATTTAATATAAGATTTTATAGTTAATAATGGAGTAAATTATGCCCTGGGATTATATAAGAGATTCAAATGGAATTCCTGTACACTCACCTCAAGCTGCTGTATCTACTAATGACAGTGATGAGGAGAGAAGAATTAGGCTATATGGTTTTTCACCCAGAATTGTAGACGTCAAAGCTATCCAACAAGGTGAAATTGATACAATTTTAGAAGCTGTTGAAGGCATTGATACTGAAGGTAATTGGGTAAGAGCTGAATTAAATGTACCTGATGCTTGGGATTCTGGAACATTTCAACCTATGTCAACTCTTCAAGTAAAACAAATGGCTAAATGGGCAAAAGCAAAACTAGATGAATCTTAGCGATTTTTTCCTTATAAATAGAGATAACATGTTTGTAAGGAAAATGAAATGGCCAATCCAACCTCAAGAGATACGTTAATAGATTATTGTAAACGTAGACTTGGTGACCCTGTAATTGAAATCAATGTAGATGTAGATCAGTTAGAGGACCGAGTTGACGAGGCATTACAATACTATCAGGAGTTCCATTCCGAAGCTACATTCAGAACATTCTTAAAACATCAAATTACGTCAGATGATATTTCTAACGAGTATATTCCTATTTCATCTGATGTAATTAGTGTCACTAAGATGTTTGCTTTAACTAGTGGTTCTATTAACAAAAATTTCTTTGACATTAAATATCAAATGCATTTAAATGATATTGCAGATCTCCATTCATATATTGGGGATCTTGCTTATTATGAACAGATGCAACAGTATCTTGCACTACTAGATATGAAATTGACAGGAACACCACAGGTTGACTTTGTAAGAAATCAAAACAGACTTTATATACATGGTGATTTTAATGATGGTGATATTAAGGCAGATGACTATATTGTCGTAGAAGCTTATAGTATTGTAGATCCTTCGACCCATACAAAAATTTGGAATGATATGTGGCTGAAAGAATATACTACAGCTCTTATCAAACAACAATGGGGCGCTAACCTAATAAAGTTTGAGGGTATGCAACTACCAGGTGGCGTAATGTTAAATGGCCGACAGATATTCGATGATGCGACTCAGGATATCGAAAGGTTGAGAGAGAAGATTCGTACTGATCACGAGCTCCCAATCGATTTCTTTATGGGGTAATGCATGGCACGTAACTTATACTTTTCCGATAAAGTACGCTCAGAACAAAACTTATATGAGGATATCGTAATTGAATCCTTAAAAATGTATGGACAAGACGTCTATTACATTCCAAGAGATATTGTTAATGAGGACAAGATCTTTGGAGACGATGTTCCATCAAGGTTTAATTCTGCTTACAAAGTAGAAATGTATATAGAAAACACCGATGGCTTTGATGGAGATGGAGATCTCTTTACAAAGTTTGGTGTCGAGATTCGTGACCAAGCAACGTTTGTGCTTGCAAGAAAGAGATGGACTCAGACAGTATCACGTTATGATAATGAGATAAACTCTATTCGTCCTCTAGAAGGTGATTTGATTTATCTACCATTATCTAATTCTCTTTTCCAAATCATGCATGTAGAGCATGAGCAACCTTTTTATCAATTATCTAATCTTCCCACATATAAAATGCGTTGTGAACTCTTTGAGTATAACGATGAAGATCTTGATACAGGCATTGATGCAATTGATGCGATTGATAGAGATAATGCTTATGAATATCTACTTACTCTTGATTCAGCATCAAGTGGTTACGAAATTGGTGATATTGTACAGCAGACATTCTCATCAGGCGTGGTAATGCAAGGTGAGGTATCTGCTTGGTCAGATTCAGACAATGTACTGAAACTCATTCATGTTGGCGCAGACGACGGCAAATATCATGAGTTTGTTACAGGACGTAAAGTTGTTTCAACTCGTAACCTTGGTACTGATCTATTACCTAGATATTCTAACTCACTTGTATCGTCAACAAATGAAGATAATCAAATCTCTTCGAATGAACAGAACGATGACTTTGAAACTATTGCAGATGGATTCTTAGACTTTACTGAGACTAATCCATTTGGCGATCCGAATGAGGCTTAAATATGTTTGGAACACATTTTTATCATAAGAAAATAAGAAAAGCCGTAGCTGCATTCGGAACTATGTTCAATAACATTCATGTTTTAAGAACAAATTCATCTAATCAAGTTATTAGTCAGGTTAAAGTTCCACTATCATATGCACCCAAACAGAAATATCTTGAAAGAATTAGAGAAAATCCAGATCTAGACAATGATACAAAGGTGGCTATTAAACTACCTCGTATGTCATTTGAGATTCTTAGCTTTACATATGACCAAAGTAGGCAGCTACAGAAAACTAATAACTTCTTTCAGGCTGGTACTTCTGGTAATATTAGAAATAGATTCTATAGCTTTGTACCATATAGCATTAACTTCCAACTGAACATTTATGCTAAATCACAAGATGATGCATTACAGATCGTAGAACAAATCCTACCGTTCTTTAATCCACAATACACATTAACTATGAAACCCTTTGATGACTATCCTGAAATTAAAGAGGATATTCCTATCACAGCAGTTGGTGTGAACTTTGCTGATGATT